CAGCGAAGCGCGGGAAGAGCGCGCGAAGCTGTTGCGCGACTATGGCCGGGAAGATGCATTCAACGAAGGGCAAGGCTAATGCGGATCAACTCAATAAGCGACTTTCGCCGCGCGGTGCGAAATGGTCCCTACGCGTGGCCGGGCGGTTATCCGCTCTATTGGATCATGGCTGACGGTGGCGCGTGCGCGTTCAAGGTAGCCAAGGCAGAACGCCGCGCCATGCTTACCGCGTTGCATGACAAGGCAACTAACAACTATCCCGCAACCGATTGGCTTCCCATTGGCCTAGACGTGAATTGGGAAGACTCTGAATTGCGTTGCGACCATACCGGCGAGTTGATCGAGTCCGCCTACGGCACCTAACAGGACGAAACCGCGCGCCCTGGTAGCGCGGTCTAGCGGTGTTGCCGCTACTGACGAGTCCGTCAGATCATCGAAAGGAACAGAACGCCAATGGGCCTCAAGATAACAGAATCGCAAGCGGACCTAATCCGCATTGCCTTTGGGATTGCGCGGGAGAAGTTCGAGGCTAACGCGTTAAGCGTTGGCTTGCCTGATATCGCCGAGCAATTCCGAAAACAATCCGCCGAGCTGGAAAAGATCGCCGCGCATTTGGAGTGCCAAGATTGCGCCGCACCGCGTCAGCTCGTTTGCCTCAACTGCCATTAACCGAAAGGAATACAACGCCAATGACAAACCGCGATTATGCCATGGCATGCTTTGCCCTCGCCTCTTCCCCACCATGCTCCGACACAAGCGGCGCAACAGGGGGCGAATCAATCGAACCCCCAAGTAGAACCGCCTAGCGAAAGCTAGGCTTCCCTACTTCAAAGCGCCGTCCGTTCATTCGGGTGGCGCTTTTTCTTTTGCGCCGTCCGTTCATTCGGGCGGTTTTTTTTCGTTGCAGCGCGCGTCACCTGTCCCGCATTTCAGCGTTGCCGCTACCCAAGTGCCACAAACGGACAGAACGCTTCCCTGCCCTTCTAATTGAATCGTAGCGCCATGTTGCTGGAATACCAGAATGTCACATAGACTTTCGGCCAAAACGAAAAAGCATGCTTCTCATTTGTGGCTATTGAGCACTGACGCGATTTGACTGTTCGCAATCCGCTCGACTGCGATTTCGGAAAAAGTCACAAAAACAAAAGTCGTTCTCAAAAAATTTTTCTCGCGCGCGTGCGTGCGCGTGTGCGCGAGCGTGCGCGACAGACGGGAAGCGGCCCACGACGGGGTTACATTCGACAAGGTGCTCCCGCCAGCACTGCAAGTCTACTCGTCGTCGTGGGCCGCGCAGAGCAACGAGAACGTGACCCCCGTCCGTTCTTCGTTGCGAGCCTCGTTGTGACGAAGCTCCACGCGCGCGTAGCCCATACGGTGCTGGTCGCGCGTGCTGATTAGTTGAGCGGCGTGTGATCGTTGGTGCTTAGTGCCCCAGGTACTTATCGTCCAATGGGCTCGTTGGGTGTTCACCCTTGATCAACGCCACTCAATTCGTTCGCCGTTAATCGTTCCGGCGAATTTTCGTTTTTCGTTTCTCGTTTGAAACGAATTTTCGTTCTGGCTAGGCGAACGTGCTCAGCTTCGCCGATGCGAACTGCTCGAACGCTTGCCCCATCCAATGTCGTACCTTGCCGCGCAGCACGAAGGACGCTTGGCCCTTCTCGAACTCGACGTACGGCTTGGCGAGCTTGTCGACCGCTTCGTTCGCGACCGCGTCGAGCTTGCCGATGTTGAGCGCGCCAGCGGGCACGGTGAACTCGGTGTCGTTGATATGGTTCGCGATCACGACGTGACGCTGGCCCTGCAACATGGCAGCAACGGCCGGAATCTCTTCGAGCGATTGCGTGGACGGCCCGATCACGTGCAGCACGACGATGCGAATCTTGTTCTGCTTCGCCAGCTCGAAGAAGCCGATCTCGGTCAGCATCTTCAGCGTCGGTGACAACAGACCGGCGCGAATGTCGAGGACAGTCGCCTGGGTGTTGGTCGCGTCATCGAAGACTTTCATCTGATCGATAGCGCGCGTCAGATCGACGATCTCGGTCTGCTCGGGGAAGAAGCGCTGTAGCGCGCCGCTCGGAAATTCGGTGTCGAATGCTTTGAAGTCGATGCCGTTCGCCTTGAAGTAATCGAGCAGCAAACGCGACACAGTCGTTTTGCCGGTGCCGCCCTTGTCAGCGCCGACGATAACTAATGTGGGGATCATGGTAGCTCCTGGGGGTTACGTGCCGCTCGCAGCCTTTGCGCGAGCTACAGCTTGTTCAAGTTCATGGAAGAGCACAGGCGCGAGCCCCTGCGGGATCGCTTCGCTGATGCGCTTGGTGCTCGGGTTGCCAGGGCGGATCATTTCCTTGGGGATGATTGGTCCCCACAGCGTTCTGATCTTGCCGCTCTTGTTGTGCTTGCCGATACGCTTGACGATCTCGGTGCCGCCGCCCTTGAAGCGGATCACGAACGCGCCGTTGAAGCGCCGAGATTTATTCCACGGTGCGGCGCTCGGGTTCTTCTTGCCCGGTGTGAGGGAGCGCGCGAAGTCGCTCACCTTCATCGCCTTGTCCGTCGCAACGATGCGATAGAACAATCGGTTCGGGTGCGCCTTGTCGGCTTTGATCGCCTTCATCACGCGGCCGTACTTCGCGCCAGTCTCGTCGCGTACATCGCGCCGAACAGCGGTCAGCAGTTTGCTGCCGAGCTTGTTGATCGCGTTGTAGAGCGCGCGTTGCTTCACCTCTTCCGAGTAGACACTGAGCGCGACCTTCAGCTTCGACATCGCTTCCGTGAGGTCGACGTAGATCACGCTCATGGTGTTACCTCTTCATCGGTGGCTCGCAGAAGATGAAAAGCTCACGATCAAGAAGATGCCGAGCGGCACATACACGAAAGCCATTATCGCGGACGCGAGTTGAGCGCCGAGCGAACTACGCTGCCGATCTTGCGCGCGTCCTGCCGTAGCGACTGCGCGAACTTCTGCGCGTTCTGTCTCGCAGCGGCGACATCGCCCTTGCGAATGTTGTTCACCGCCTGCGCCGTGAGGTTACGGCGCTGTGCGCAATTGCATCCCATGACGTGGCTCCTTCCAAAATGAAAAACCCCCTGCTCGTGTTGAGCAGAGGGTTTCTCTGGTGTGCGCCTTACGGGCGTTAATCGTCCCGCCAGATCGGGCAATGTTCTCGCATCTCAGTTCGACGGGGATATCATCGTTCACGTCGAGGATAGAGGGCGTCGGCCCGAACATCAGGGCTTCTGGGGATTCGAATTGGCCGTCAGGGGCGATTTGTCACTACCGGATCGATTGCTCGATCTCGCCGCCTAACCCAATTCTCGGCTTGGGTGTTCTAGCCCGATCAGACCCCCCAGGTCAATTAAACACAGGAGGTAAAAACACGGCTGGTTTGTCGCCTACCAGACCTTACAAGCCGCTCAAACCATTGGCGTTTTCGTAATTGAGCATCTGCACACGCTTCCGAACCACATGGGCCGCCGCGTCCGTCAGGCCGTTATTTTCGACCAAAAAGTCGTATTCGAGCTGGTACGCCTCGGACTCGTGGCTCTTCTCGACCTCACCGGCCAGGGCCGATGCAGTGTTGCGGGTGATGCGGAATACGATGGTGTTGCCCTGGGCCTTGCACTCGGCGTGCTCGTTCGGGAAGCGGCAATCGTCGATCACGATGTTCGCACCCTCGGGCAGCGCGTTGACCTCGCGACGCCACAGGTCGATCCACAAGTCTTCGCGGATCATCTTGCGGCCCCAATCGGTGCCGATCATCTGCATCAGAGAACGCGGCGTTGCGCCTTCGGGTCCGGCCTTGGCGACGCAGTTCAGCACGACATGCACGAACGTTGTTGCGGCGTAGTTTATAGATTTGCCGCCGAACATCTCAACCGGCTGCGTCACGTCGTCATCGCCGTTGTACAGCTCGGGGACAATCTCGTTGAACGCCTTGTCGATGGCGCTGAGAGTATTGCCCATGATCGCTTCGAACGTCAGCTTCGCACACGGCACCTACTTCAGGTGACCTTCGATC